TTTTATACCCTGCGGTTTCAGCTGCTTTCTCGACAATAGCGGGTTGCTATAATGTGTATTATAATAACTGTAATTGTTAATTGACAAATAGCAGATATAAGATGGTGGGGGGGGGTGTTTATATAAAAATTTTTTCCAGTATCTCATTGGACACCCCCCCACAAACGGTTTTGCAAATTTCAAATTTTGCCCTACAAATCACCAACAAGTGGTTATAGTAACCAAATCGAATTAAAACAGTATTTCAATAATTGCGTTGTTTAATTTTCCGCTTATGAAAAACGGGGTATGGTATTTAATCTATAATGGGGCGTATGATAAAGGTTTGGCGGGTAGGTTTTATTAATTTATTAAAATGGGGTGGTTATGTATTGGGTGAAAAGAAAGTGGCTTAGAATGGAAGTTTGGTGCCTTAAAATTGATTGATGCACGAGAAAAATAATTCACACCGAGGGAGGAGGGGTTTTTCCCGCCCCAAATTCTGGGTTGAAAGGCAATATGAATGATAAAGACTCTAATAAGTATACATATAGTCTAGCAATAGAAAGATGGTATATACTATCTATCCTGATGTTTATTTACTTTCTCATATCTTAAATATAGAAATAGTAAAACAAAGAAATTAAGAAACAGTGAACATCTTAGAGGTAAGTATATTTAAATTTATAAGTTTACAATAAGTTAATCTTAATATAGTATTATAATTAATAAGAAGGGGGATAGGGTTTTTTCCGGGTCGAAAATAATTTTGGAATAAAAGTGAAAACAAATAACCCTAATAAGTATACATATTGTTTAGTATAAGAATATAGTTATATACTAAGCGTTTTAATGATTCTATACTTTCCCCGTTATTAAAATATATAAACTAGAAATAAAGAAACGATTATATAGTTTAACGATTATTAAAACAAAGATACTTTATTTCAAAGAAATTAAGAAACATGAAACGCATAGGTAAGTTTAATATAATTTATATACTTTCAATAAGTAAATCTGATTATTATATTATATTGTATTATAATACATTATTAATTATAATTAAATTAAAAAGTGGGGGGTTTTTTCTGAAATAATTATAATCATTTATTATTTGTCGTCAATCTGTCGTCCACTTTAGTATATATAAGGAATAGAGATAGTTTTTTCTTAGTTGAATAAGATTTTGGGCGACGGTTTATTTTGTCGAGGACAAATGACACCGGACAGAATAGCCGTCTCCCTTTCTCATAGCCGGGTTACCTAAGTGATATAGGACTTCACTTGTAATGAAGATGTCGGGGGTTTGAATCCCTCACCCGGCTCCATGATGGGGATCATATATTTGAATGTTAAGCAAAGGAACCATGACTGATAAACCGGCATTTAAGAAAATAAATGGAAAAATAGAATATATTGAAAAAACATATCCATGCGAGAGATGTGGCGACCCTGTTCCGCAAAATCCTGCAAATCCATATTATAAAAGAAGATATTGTGATCTCTGTTTAAAGAAGGCGAAAAGAGACAACCTTAAAAAAGGGCGTAGAAAAGTTCATGATAATAAAAAGAAAAAAGAATTAGACAAACATGAATATGCTCTTAGTCCATCGTCCGACAAATTTTATCTTAGAAATGAAGACGAAAAAGAGTTTTACTTAAAAAGAAAAGAATCATATTTAAAAGAATATGATATGACTAATCCGGCGGATGAAACGTTGCTATCTCGTCTATTATCTCTGGAATTAGAAGGGCGCCGACTTGAAGAAATGTTAATGGAAAAAGCTCAAAAGTGGCTAGAAAAAGCATTATCTGATGTGACTGCTGAAATTCGTAGAACACAAGATAGTTTAGGAATTACTAGAAATAAAAGACTTGAGAGCGAAAAAGAACGTTCAGCTATTGATAAATTAAGAGAATTGATGGATAAATTTCATAGATACAGAATAGAACATAAAGATGATTTTATTTTTAAATGTTCAAATTGTGGATTTAATAATCATTTAAATCGTATTAATAAAAATTATGAGAGTAAAAAATAATGGAAGAAGTGATTACACAAGAGGAATTGGAATTTGTCCAAGATTATTTAGACCCACTTCGCAAACCGGAGGTTTTATGGTCTGATTTTTATAATGATGTTTTTTGGGATGAACGGGTTTATCAGATCGATATGCTATTAGATGATAATGACCGAATAGTATGTTCTTCGGCTCGTGGTGTTGGCAAAACAGAAACAATTAAATCAAAATTAACCAATATTGTTTTGAATCCTAGAAATGCAGGCCAAGAAGTATTAGTCGCGGCCCCAAATAAAGTTCATTTAACAGCATTGTGGTCCAAATTAGCTATGGTTTTTCAGCGCGATGTATTTATTAATGATTTATTAACAAAACTAACAAGCTCTGAAAACTATACAATGATATTTTCAACGGGTGTTATAGTTCACGGGCGTATTACATCTTCTTCAAGTGGAACTTCATTATACGGTTTACATGTTGATTATGCTTTTATTGAGGAAGGGGCATTATTTGGTTCCGCTGAAACGGAAGAATTGCAGGGGTGTTTAAACCATGGTTCTAAAATTTTTATAATTGGTGTACCTAATGGTATTTTGAGCAGTTATTTATTTAAGGCGTTCAATGATGATGAATATCAAAAATATAATATAACAAAATTTGAAGATCCAACTTTTACAGAAGAGGAACATCAAAGATTAATTAAATTATTTGGTGGTAAAGAAACCCAAGCATATAAAAATCAGGTATTAGGACAAACAGGACAGCCATCACATTTAACATTTCCAATAAAATTTTGGCAAAAGTGTTTATTTGATTATCCAAATTATCAATTTTTAGGATTGACGGAAAAAGATATAGATATGGGTATTGATACACTTAATTTACCCCGTCCCGAAAAAGCAACAGAATATATTGATATAGGAATTGACACCGGGTATTCGCCTGATCCAACGGTTATACTGTTTTTTACGGATGATAATACCTTATTTTTTAGAATTCAGTTAGAAGAAGTAGCATATCATAAACAGGCAAAATTATTCCATCAATTAGCAACATATTATAATGCCCGAAGAATTTCTATGGACAGGGGTAATGCTGGTCGAGCGGTATATCAAATGATTATTGATGAAAAGGAATACCCTAAACGGTGTTATGATATAATTCCTGTTGATTTTGGAGGAACGGTCGTTACAGGGGTTGATGAACAATATAATGAAATTAAAGAAAGAATTAAAATGTTTTCTACCGTTTTATTAAGAAAGGCATTTGAAAATAATTTTATACATATGCCGGAACAGGCATTTGGTGTTGTTAATGAGATACAAAATTCAACATGCTCTATCACGCCATCAGGAAATATGGTTTTTCATGGTATTGATCATAATTTAGATGCAATGAGAGCACACGTAATAGCAGATTATATTCAAGAAACAGAACAAATTGATAAAGAATTTGATTTTGCAATGATCGATTTTTAAGGAGAAAAACAATGCAAACATGCGATGTATGTGGAAGAACGGGATTTAAAAATAAAATAGGGCTTGCAGTTCATAAATCAAAGGCTCATAAACCTAACCCGGTTGTAGATAGTTCTAAAACCTATTCCCCACGTGGAATTTCGTCATTAAATTTGGGAACTGATAATGAAGCTATGAGTTCAAGAAGTACGGGTAATGAAAAAACACAATTAAAACGATTTTTTAAAGTAAACCCATGGGCCAGAGCCGCTATTGATGTTATAGCTAGGTCATGTGTAACATCTGGATACCACATGTCACTAAAAAAGTGGGCGGATGAAGATCAAGACTATACCCAAAGAATTTTTATTCTTGAAAAATTTTTTGAAATGATTAATGAAGAAGATCATTTAGAAGATTTAATTATGGATGTTGTTATAGATATTATGGTTTACGGAGACGCATTTTGGGAAATAGCAAAATTACCTGAATATATAACATTTAAGGATAAATTTAAAAGAGGGTTGGTAAAAGTTAATGATATTCAAGATATACCTATAAGAATTTATCATATTGATGCTATCAGTATGAAAGTAATCACTGATGGTAAGGGAGTTAAAGGATATAAGCAAGTATTTACTGATGGTCGTAAACCAACTTATTTTAAAAAGAATCAAATAATACATTTTAAATATCCGGGAGTTGGAGTTGATTCTTATGGTTTGTCCCCACTATCTACGGTTAAAAATGATATGGCCGGCGACTTATTAAGTGCCGATCATAATTACACTTTTTTTACTAAAGGTGTAACCCCAAGATTGCATATTGATTTGGGTAATGTGGGCGAAAAGGAATTAAAACGATTTACAGCTCGCGCTGGGAAAGAATTAAAGGGAAAGCCCCATAGCAGTATTGTAACAATAGGTGGAGCAACTGTAAAGCCCATATCTGTTAGCAATAAAGATATGGAATTTGAGGTTTATACTAAACGAATGAGAGAAAGAATTTTTGCTGTTCTAGGTCTTCAGCCTGCTATTTTAGGTTTAGTTGAAGATACTCGGGAAATGGAGCAACAAATTTCATTGTTTACAACCCTAACATGCACACCAATACAACGTTTAATTGCTAGAAGGATAAATCGCAAAATTATTAATCAAGTGTTTATGGGAGTTCCCATAGATTTAGTTTTTAATCCTATTAGTAATTTGGATGTTAGTAGCTACGTTAAAATGATGGAATCTGATTTAAAAAATCTTGTTTTAACTGTTAATGAGGTTAGAAAGGAAAGAGGATTAAAATCCGTGTGGTATGGAGATGATCCAGTTATTCCTTTTTCAGATGCAAGTTTGGCATTGTTAGGACGAAATGGACGAGATGTCGAGGAATCGGAGGACGAAGATGAAGAAGAAAATCAGTAATAAAATAATGGAGCCTATGTTAAATAAGGATAATAAGATTAATTTAAATGATAAGTCTTTTGTTATCGGTAATTTAATACACTCGATGATGGAGGAAGCCGGGTCTATATCTAAAGTAGTTATAAATTTTAAACAAAATTCTATTGAGATAATTGATGAAGAAGATTAAAGATATAAAGGGATTTAAAAACATAAATCCGTATATTCCCGGTATACAATGGGCGACCTATTTAACCCATCCCTATGGCAAGTATATTTATGAAGGTAAAAGTGATTTAATTATAAAATCAATTCCCCTTAAAAAGCATATTAATGAAGAAATGTATCTTTGTTCCGATAAAATATATGGTACTATTGTATTTAAGGAACCAGTTGGATTATCTAAAAAAGAATTTTTAGGAAATGCTTCTCACCATAATGTATCTAAAAATGATGCTGAAAACTTTTGGGGTGATAATCGTTTGTATAAGTATAAATTTTCATTTTTTCCATTTGAAACCCCTTTGAAATATTATCATATTCCAACCTTTCAAACATTTACGCAAATTGAAAATATTTCATTTGAATATAATTATAAAACATTATTGAAGGGAATAACTAATGATGATTTTGATATGTTTGATGATTTTGATATTCTCCACTATCACAATTATTTGCATAAATTATTTTTTATGAAATTAAATACAATTAATTATAATATAATTATTAATGCTCATAGAAAATTAGTAAAGGAATATGAAAATAGAAACATGAAAATGGATGCTATTGATGAACTTGATAAAAAATCAATCATTAATTGAAATTATGATTATGTTTTTTGTTTTCACGACAATCTGTCGTCCACTTACTTATATATAAGAAGGGTACTAAAGTATTTTTTAAGGAACTATTTATGAATAAATTTGAACAAGATAAATTTGAACAAGATAAATTTTTTATTAGATTTAACAAAAATTATGAAAATAATGATGGAAAAAGAATAGTTGAAGGAATTGCCGCGATTATTGGAGAAGATAGAAGTAACCCGCCAATATATTTTACACCCTCAGCACTCGCGAGTGCTGAAAATGATTTAAAAACCAACACAACTGTATTTTACAATCATAATTATAATGAGCCAATTGGAAAGATTATTGAAGTTAGCACGGATTCTGAAAAAATCTTTGTTAAAATTATGATTTCAAAAACAGAAGATAAATTGTGGTCCCTAATAGAAGAAGGAATTCTAAATTCTTTTAGTATAGGGTTTAATGTAAAAGAATATAAGGAAGAAAAGAACCTTAATCCAACAGGCTATTGGGATGAGTTGATATATTGGGTTACAAAGGCGGTATTTCTTGAGGTTTCAGTTGTAGGTTTACCGGCAAATGCTAATGCTGATGTATTAATATCTTATGTAGAAAAAGCGTTAGCTAAAAAAGGTATAAAATTTTTAAAAAAACATAAAGGAGATGAAATTATGGATATGTTTAAAAAGTTAGCCGAACTTTTAGGTGTTGAAATTGAATATGTAACACGCATATTTGATAATCTTGATGAAGAAAAACTTAAAGATATTAAACTTCGTGAGTTTTCGCCTGAGATTAAAGAGGCTATTGGTGATATTCTTAAAGCTAAAGGTGAGAAGGGTGAGATAATTGATTCGGAACTAGTTTTAAGAGCATTCAGCAAAGATGTTTCTGATGACGCGGATGATTCTGATGACGCAGACGACTCTGATGACGCGGATGTTTCTGATGACGCAGACGACTCTGATGACGCGGATGATTCTGATGACGCGGATGATTCTGATGACGCAGACGACTCTGATGACGCGGATGATTCTGATGACGCGGATGATTCTGATGACGCAGACGACTCTGATGACGCGGATGATTCTGATGACAACTCGACTGACGAAAAAATGTTTAGATTAATAGGTCCATCTATATCAGAATTGAATGAGTCGATAAAATCAATAAATGAAAATCTTTTAACTGTTGATAAAGTTAAAGAAATTTTTGTTGATGTTTTAAAAGATATGCCGATATTGGATGATGTCAGGCAAAGTCTTATGGGTTTTGAAAATGACAAGCAGGAGCAAGAGCTTGAAGACGAGTATAAAAATCTTCCCGCTACCAAAAAATTGGAACTTGCACTGCGTAAAAAGTTTTCGTAATATAAAGTAGAAGGAAGTAGGAGGTATAAACATGGATTTTAAACTGCTTGAAAAGGCGCTTAACACCGCCGAAGGGTCTGTTCTTATTCCCGAAAAGCTGGATCCGATTCTGTTGGAGCTGGCGAATGAAAGACTTGTTCTTAGGAATCTTCTCCAGAGGATACCGTGGGGCACTAATTCATATGCGTGGAATGTAAGGACATCGTTGCCGGATTCGGTATTTTATTCCGAGACGGATGATTTCAATGCGTCTAATTCGACATTTGAGAGTAGAGATGAGGCGATTAAAATGCTTAGGGCAGAGGGTCAAGTCTCTAATCTTATGCAGGATGCGTCGCAGGAACTCGTTGATGCGCTGTCTGTTGAAATAGATGGTGCCCTTCAGGCCTTGCTTCAAGGGGAAGATGATGCACTTATAAATGGTGATTCTTCCGATGATGTTAAGGAATTTGATGGGCTTATAGCTCAAATAGATAATGAGGTTGATGGCGGGGAAAGCTCGATCACCCTTGATATGCTTGATGAAGCTATTGCTGGAATCATAGATGCTGGTGGAAAACCCGATCTTATAGTTATGAATCCTCGTGATAAGCAGGAACTTAATAAAATCATGAGAGATAAAATGAGCTATGTGTGGGATACGGTTGATACCCGCGCCGGAACGCGTCTTGTTGCTTATCAAGATGTCGGTATATACACATCACCTTTCGTCCCGAAAGCGGACACTAGTGATGCTGCGACGCCGACCACTGATCTGTCAACAATAATTGTACTTGATAGTTCGCAAATAGTCATACCGGTTCTTAGGAATATTACTTATGAGGAAATTCCGACGACCCTTGACGCGAATGCTTTCAGAATTAAAGAGTATCTCACGCTTGCTGTGAAGGCTCCTGAAAGACAGTACAAAATCGTAGACGTAGGTAAACCCTCGTAATAATACGTATAACGAAGAAGGGGAATAAATCTCCATGCTTTACTTTTTAGGAATAGGAGACATATATGATTGATGTGAATATAGCTGAAGTTAGACGATTTACAACAATTGCTGCCGATATTGTATCGGATGAGACAATAGTAGAATCGAACACACAAGTTTTTGCGTTAGTCAAAGGGAAAACGGGGTTTATATTTGAAGATACGGAAGTCACTGAAAAATATGACGGCGACGGGACAAATGAATTAATTTTAGAAAATTATCCTGTTACAGCCGTAACAAGTTTAAGTGTTGATGATGATACAGTGGATCCAGATAATATATTAGTATATAATGATGATGGCATTATTAAACTAGATAATGATTATCTTTTCACTAAGGATCTTCAAAATGTGGAAGTATCATATAGTTATTTTAATGGTGATGAAATAGAATTAGTTAGTTCTTTGATATATTATATGGTTTGTTTGGATGTTCTTTTAATTGCAGGCAATACTGTTTCCGAAGGAGCACAACGTAATAGTTTTGATGATTATACTATTGCCTTTGATGGTTTGCCTTATGGCTCTCAAATCAGATTGCTTCAAAAAAGAGTTGATGATATTTTAATTGATTTAGGTGAAAAGCCCGGAATCAGCATAATAAGTTAAATGATTCATAATTATTTGAATTATATAAAAGGAATTGAAAATACAAAAAGGGAAAACTTAGGTCAAAGTATTATTATTAAAAAACCTATAAGTGAAACCGTTGTAGATGAAGTTGAATCAATTCCATTTTATAATAGATCTTCAAATCAGGATGAGAGTGCAGCAACTATTGGATATGAAAATGTTTCATTACAAGTTATTTTAGACTGGATAACTGAATTACAATTGGAACAGGCTTATACAGGCAAAATGAAAGTCGGGGATGTTAATATTGAAGCATCTATTGACGATAAAGATATCATTGAAGAAGCAGTGAATAGTCAATATAGTGTTATTATTGATGGGTTATATTTTATACCTGAAAGTTTTAGTACAAATAAAATAGGCACAAAAATAAAGTTGTTTTGTTCAAGAGATAACACACAGGAATAGGAGGAATTATGGTGGAAAGGAATAAAAGAGTTAGTGATGTAACGCGGGGTAAAATATCCAAATTATTTAAATTGGTATTAGATAGCATTGAAGAAGAAACAGGAAAATTTAATATTGATAAATCTTTTTTTGGTGATAATAATCGTGAGGGGTTTGGGCTTATTAGAAAAGTTTTACTTGATGAAGGAAATGATTTAGGAACTTTTCTTGATATTCTGTTTGATAAAGTAGATTTAGTTCCGCGTGGTGGTGTAATAGATATAAGTAAATATAATGACTAAATATGTAAGAATGACCGTTAGTGCTCGTAGAGTTCCTAATATTAATAATATTAGAAAGGGCACATTACAGTATGCTAGACATAATGGTATGAAGATTATGCATGATGCTCAACAAAAATTTTTTGAAATGGTAACCTCGGAATTAATATGGGTTAGTCATCGTGGACCAACTGCGCATAAAGGCCCGGCAACAAAATCTTCTGAAACATGGTTATCTGAATCATCGCGAGATGGGTATATATCAACTGCCCAAGCATGGATTATGGATGAAACACCAAACCATGTGACATTAGCATTTGGCGATTCTGAAAGATTAGCAAATATAACTAATAATCAGGGTTTTCCGGTTGCTGATATACTTGAATATGGAAACGCACATATAGGACCGGGTTATAGATTTTATGGTAGGATTAAAGAATATTTGGAAAACTCATTAGTGAAGAGTATTTCAGGGTTGATAAGACCGGGTCAAGAATGGTTTGGTGAATTTACGGACAAGGGATTTAGATTCGGTGGCAGTAGGAAAGTGTCCGATGTTATTAATGCTATTGTAAAATGACAGAATTAGGAATACCATTAGTTTCATTAATAAAAATTAATTTAGCTAAATATATTGATGACGAACTTGAAGAACAGGGATATATTATTGGGACTGGATATGGAGAGATTAGTGTTGTTGACGATTGGTTTGATTTTGATTTCTCATTACCAAGTATTTCATTAGAAGTATCAGCGGAAATTGAGTCAATTGAAAGCATTGGCGATATTAAAATTAATAATTATCGCTCAACAATTAGAGTTTTTGGGAGAAATCAACTTGAAATTGACCAAATATGCGAGTTTTTAAAAGATAAATTTTATGAGTCTGGTATTATTTTATTAGATTATAATGATGCAACACCAGTCTCGCTTGGTTATATTTATTGTAAAACAGCAGCGTGGGTTAATAATCGAGTTGAGAAACCGGATGGTTCATTAGATAAAATTGGTGTTATTTCAATGAAAATTGAAGTAAGAGAAGAAATATAAGTAGGAGGTATGTTATGGCTTTTAATTTTAGGGATATCGCGGGTTATAGTGGAAAAAATGTTCACATTTATGCTTATAACCCGTATGATGACAGTGCAACGCCTGTAACATCAGGAACAGATCCTAAATACCTTATTAGAGGTGCTCAGTCCTTTGAGCCGAATGAGGAAATGTCGGAAGATCGAGTTTATGAGATTGGTGTAGAAGCATCA